TTCAGACTATACCTCCCCGATGCAGTCCGAGACGATGCTGGACAGTCCTTTTAAGACCCGACCTGATCCAGATGCATGACAACTAAACCCAAAAAGCCCAAAACCCTACGAGGGGCAATTAATCCAAGGCTTCACAGTCCACTTCTCAAGGGCAAAAACAAACTGCAAGATGTCAAAGATTTGTGCGAGATTGTCAAGATCCCTTTATTGCCATGGCAAGAGTTCGTGCTCAAAGATATGCTCACTGTGGACAAAACAGATCGCTGGATTCGCAAAACTAACTTGATTCTTGTCGCTAGACAGAATGGTAAGACACACCTGGCGCGTATGCTGATCTTGGCTCACTTGATTAAATGGAATACCAATGTCTTAATCATGAGTTCTAACAGAAGCATGGCTTTAGATACTTTCCGGCAAATCACTCACCTATTGGAGACCAATGACCACCTCAAAGGATTCGTCAAACAAATCCGGCATGCCAATGGCACAGAGTCTATTGAAATGCTCTCTGGAGCGCGGCTTGATGTCGTTGCTGCAACTAGAGATGGATCTCGTGGACGAAGTGTCAACGGGCTACTTTACATCGATGAAATCCGAGAAATCACAGAAGATGGATTCCGAGCAGCAACTCCTACTACTAGAGCTCATCCAAATTCTCAAACGCTTCTTACCTCTAATGCTGGAGATGCATTCTCAACTGTTCTCAACGACCTCAGAGAACGAGCCATTGACTACCCTCCCAAGTCATTCGGATTCTATGAGTACTCAGCACCGCAGTACTGCAAGATAGACGATCGCAATGCATGGGCTTTGGCTAACCCCTCATTGGGGTACACAATCACGGAGGAAGCGATTGAAGAAGCGATTGCTACATCTCCTATTGAAAATACTAGAACTGAAACCCTCTGCCAATGGATCGACTCTTTAAGTAGTCCATGGCCTCATGGAGTGTTAGAAGAAACCTCAGATTCAACACTTGAAATGTCTGTGGGTGCTTATACAGTATTCGGCTTTGATGTTAGCCCTTCAAGGCGTAACGGATCTCTGGTTGCCGGACAATTATTGCCAGATGGCCGGATCGGCATTGGTATCCTAGAGACTTACAGCTCACAAATTGCTGTGGATGAGTTAAAGATGGCAGCTAGTATAAAAGCATGGTGTGACATTTATCGGCCTCGCTTAGTCTGCTTTGACAAATACGCCACACAAACTATTGCAGACCGCTTAGGCAATTCTGGAGTTATAGTCGAGGATGTTTCAGGCCAACAGTTTTACAAGGCTTGTGGAGACTTGCTGGAAGGCTTGGTAAATCATCGAGTCGTGCATAATGGGCAGGCAGAACTGATCCAGCAGATGAATAACTGTGCCGCTAAAATCAACGATTCGGCTTGGCGCATTATTAAACGCAAGTCAGCTGGAGACATCTCAGCACCTATTGGCTTGGCAATGGTCGTATCTAAGTTAATGATTCCCCAGCCTAAGCCTCAGATTTATACTTAGACACTTCGTGGTGTGTTGTCTATTTACTTGACAAATGCTACACTTTATGACTATGGGTCTATTTCGCAAAACCGAAGCAATCACCAATGTAGATAAGCCATCGTTGCTCGCGCAATATGCCCCTACTATTATGGGCGAGAACATCAATTCAATTTTGAATTATCTCCTACCTCGTGTTCAGCGCAATGAGGCAATGTCTGTTCCATCCATAGCTCGATGCCGCAATTTAATTGCTGGTGTTATTGGTGGGCTTCCAGTTAATCTTTATCGTAAGTCAACAGGTGAAGAATTAGGCAATCCAGTTTGGGTAGATCAACCGGCAATTAATCAGCCTCGATCAATAACAATGGCATGGACTGTTGATTCACTCATGATGTATGGCGTTGCTTATTGGCAGGTTACAGAAGTTTATGCAGAAGATGGCCGACCATCTCGCTTTAAGTGGATTCCTAATGTCAAAGTTACATTTACCACGGATCTTTATGGCATGGACATTACGCAATACTATATCGATTCTGCTGCTGTACCAATGTCAGGTCTTGGATCTATTATTACATTTCAAGCATTTGATGAAGGAATTTTAGAACGCGGGTCTGAAACAATTAGAGCTGCTGTTGATCTTCGCAAGGCAGCAGTTATCGCAGCAAGCACTCCAATGCCAAGCGGTGTACTTCGTAATAACGGTGCAGACTTAGATCCTAAAGAAGTTGCAGGATTACTTGCGTCATGGAAGAACGCTAGACAAAATCGCGCTACTGCTTACCTAACATCTACTCTTGAATATCAACCAACATCATTTTCACCTAAAGATATGATGTATGACGAAGCACAGCAATTTTTATCAACTGAAATTGCTCGCTTGTGCAATGTACCTGCTTACTTAGTATCAGCAGAAGCCAATCAGAGCATGACATATTCTAATTTGCTTGACGAAAGAAAATCGTTTTACTCTCTAACTCTGGCTCCTTATGTATGTGCTATTGAAGATCGTCTTTCAATGGATGACATTACTGCTCGCGGTAATGCGGTTAGATTCGATGTAGATTCTTCATTCTTAGCAGTAGAGCCAATGCAACGATTGTTAGTAATTGAAAAAATGCTTTCTTTAGGTCTTATCACTCTAGAACAAGCCATGCAAATGGAAAACTTAACACCAAACGGAAGCGAAGGACTCGCCTAATGGAAAATCAGGTAATCACATTTACCTCTGGACTAATTGCCAATGTAGAAGAACGCTTAATTTCAGGCAAAATTGTTCCAGCAGGTACAGGCGAAGTGGGCAACACTTCAGCCGGCAAGGTCGTATTTGAGAAGGGCGCAATTGCACTTCCAGAAGATCCTAAGACTGTCAAATTACTCAACCAACACGATGTTCGCCAACCTCTCGGTAAGGCAACACAATTCACCGAGCAAGAAGATGGAATTTATGCATCATTCAAAGTGTCACGATCCAATCGTGGATCAGAAGCTCTAATCCTTGCAGAAGAAGGCTTGCAGTCTGGCCTATCTGTAGGAGTGGAAGTAATCAAGTCAAAGCAGAAGGGCAATGTGATGTTTGTATCCGCTGCCAAGTTGCTAGAAGTAAGTTTGGTAACAGAGCCAGCATTTAAGTCGGCCCAAGTTATCGATGTAGCTGCTGAGGAAACTCCAGAAGCAGTAGAAGAAATCCAACCAACAGAAAGCGAGACAGCTGTGGAGAATACTCCAGAGACAGTTGCAGCACCAGTAGAGGCAGCAGCAGTTGAAGCTGCTCGTCCTGTTGTTACTGCGACTACATTCGTGCGTGAGCGCGTAGCACCAATCACATCAGCGCAATACCTAGAAGCTAACATTAAGGCAGCAATGGGAGATGACGAAGCACGCCGCGTAGTTCGCGCAGCAGACGATTCAACATCAACAAACACTGGTCTTACACTTGCACCACATCTAAACACATTTTTAACAGATACATTCTCAGGCCGTCCGGCATTCAATGCTGTGACTCGCGGATCACTTGCTGGAACCACAGGAATGTCATTTACTATTCCTCGTCTTTATACCAACGCTTCATCTGCTAACACTGCTCCAACAGTCGCAGCAGTTAACGAAGGAGCAGCAACTTCTGAGACAGGCATGACAAGTGCTTACGACACAGTGTCGATTCAGAAGTACAGTGGACTCAATGAGGTCAGTTTTGAGTTGATCGACAGATCATCTCCTGCATTCATGGAGCTTTTGATGACTGAACTTCGCAAGGCTTACGAGAAAGTAACAGACACAGCACTTCTTTCAGCACTTGCAACATCAGGAACACAAGCTGCAACTACAGCAGCAACAGCAGCGGGACTTCAGTCATTTATTGCAACTGAATCAGCAGCAGCATATAAGGGAACTGGCGGCGATTTCGCCAGCAAGTTAGTGGCATCAACTGATGTTTGGGCTGCATTAATCGGTTACACAGATGACAACAAGCGTCCTTTGTACGCAGCAGGAAATCCTCAAAACAATTCAGGTGCAGTTTCACAAGGTTCAAATGTTGGAAATGTACTTGGTACAGATCTCATTGTGGATCACAACATTACAACTTCAGGAGTCATTGATGATTCAATGTTCCTTGTAGCTCCCGGTTCTGTTTATACATGGGAATCACCAACTACTGAACTTCGTGTCAATCTTCTTGGCACAGGTCAAATCCAGATTGCACTTTATGGATATTTGGCACTGTATGTTGGCAAGTCAGGTAAGGGCGTTCGCCGCTTCAACCTAACTTAATCAGTTAGAAACTAAGTCGCTCTAGGGGGTCAGTAGCCCTCTGACTCCCTAGAGTCTTTAGAAAGGATTGAAATG